CAAGACCTTTCTCAAGACCGAGAATCAATTCAGAACAAACGGACAGCTTGCGCAACTTTATTCGAAGGTTACCGGAACGAATACCCAAGCGAGCCAATGCAGCTCGTGCAATCGTCGGATGCTTGCGGAGCTTCAAAAACTAGTAAACGAAACAGAATGAGTTACACTACAACAGAGAGGGAAATTATCGCGGAGAATATTCGACAATTCCTTAAACAAGACCAGAAAGAGAAATTCGAAGAGCAACGTTTCAGCGGAGATCCATTCCTCGTTAAGCGTCTTCTTCCAATGACACAATACGACAAGGAGAATCTCGAGAACGTGGCAAGAGATGTTGAGGGTCGTATATTGCACCCATGAGAAACGCAAGAAAAGCCCTGCTCCATGCGAAGAATTTTCTTCTCATTACGGAGAATGATAAAGCAATCCGACTCCATGCCGGGGACGATCCCGCCATTTTACTTTTAACCTTAGCCGTTCATAACGATGAATTCAGATACACCCTCGAAGCAGTCCTCGATCAAGCCAATGAAACTCTCGGAGATAAAACCGAACCCGACGAACCCTCGGATAATTAAAGACGATAAATTCCAAAAGCTGGTGACCAGCATCAAGGAGTTTCCGGAGATGCTCGAAGCGCGTCCAATTGTAGTCAACCCGGATATGATTGTCCTCGGTGGTAACATGAGGCTCAAGGCAGCCAAAGCCGCAGGACTGACCGAGGCTCCGGTCTATGTCGCTACATGGGAAGAAAGCAAAGCGAAACAATTCATCGTAAAAGACAACGTCGGCTTCGGGGAATGGGATTGGGATATCCTCGCAAACGAATGGGATATGTACGAATTAGAAGAGTGGGGTCTTAATTTCCCTCATCCAACAACTTTAGATTTTGATGTTGAAGAAATTAAAGATTTTCAATCTCAAGATGGAGCGGCGAATATCAAAATGGATTTAACTATACCAAGAAATATTTTTGAGGAAGCAGAAGAAAAAATTAACAACGTTATTTCCCAATTTCCATCAATAAAATGTCGGATAGAAGATTAAATGTTTTGGTTTACCCAATGTGGTCGGTGGATAATGTAAATGCCGACAGCAATTATATTATAATTAAACAAATTTGTAATGTATTAATCCCGCAAAATACATTCAATTTTTATCTAATAATGGATTCTAATCGTAAATACGTCCGAGACGATTTACATCCATTTGTAAAATTGATTTCAATACCTTTTCCAAGAAGTAAAAAATTACAAGTAAGTCATTGGAATACGAATGCAATAAGAAAAATATTGAATACATATCCTATTGATATTGTTTGGAATAATGTTGTTGAAAAAGGTCACCATTTCAAATGGTTTGCAGATACGTTGGATATTAGGGGGCGTGCGGTAGTATTTAATTATCATCATTATGTAATTCATAGGAGTTTAGATAAGACTTCCATGTATAATGTGTGCCAACATATACTTGCGGATCAAATTTCAGGAAGTTTACAAGCTGATTGTAATTATTTCCATACGGAATATTGTAAAAATATGATGATGGAAGAGGCAAAAGATTATTTGCATCCTGATCGAATAAAAGTTTTGGAAAGCAAAAGCATTACAAAATTAGGAGGGTATTGCGAAGAACAACCAAAACAAAAAAAATATGATGAATATACTTTTTTATATAACCATAGGTTAGCGGGATATAAAAATTGGAAAACAACATGGGCTTTATTTGACGAATTGTATGAAGAAGGTTACAAATTCCAAGTAATTATAACAGGAGGAGATAAAGACGGTTTGAAAAAAGCAGAACGTCCATATACAAAAGTGAAAAGTTTTAAAACTCATCAAGATTATTTAAAAGAAGTTCAAAAATGCCACGCGAACGTTATAAATTCAAAACATGAAACTTATTGCATTGCTATAGCCGAAAGCATATTGGCTAATCATGTAGTGGTTGCTCCAAACAAAGTAACGTTCCCAGAATTATTAGGAAATAAATACCCGTATTTGTTTAATTCATTAGCGGAACAGAAACAAATGTTACAAAACATTTTGGACGAACAAATTAAATATATAGAACACGATAAACCTCGCTTGTTAATTCAACAACACGCTGAATTTATAGGCAAAACATGGAGTCAATTGTATGATCAAATTAAAGGAAAGGCAAATATTTTGCAAGGAATGAAGGATCCAAAAAAAATGGAAATCTATTCAAAATATTTAGAAAAAAACCCAACCTTAAAATTTGAAACTTTTGTAAAACTTGTCAGAAAAACAGGATTGATGGATCAAGCAATGCCTATTGCAAGGATAAAAATGTTGTTGGATCAACAAGGTTATAAATATAATATTGTTACCGATCTCTTTGAACGATGAACAAAACCGAACACAAAAAAAGGGCAATGATTCAAGCGTTAGAAAAAACGTTGGGAGTCATTACAACTGCTTGTAAAACAGCGGATGTTGGGCGTACTCAATTTTATGAATGGTTGAAAACCGATAAAGATTTCAAATCAGAAGTAGATAATATTAAAAATATAGCTTTGGATTTTGCGGAGAGTCAATTACATAAACAAATACAAGAAGGTAATACTACGGCAACGATTTTTTTCTTAAAAACACAAGGAAAAAAAAGAGGGTATGTTGAACGTCAAGAAGTTGAAGTACAAGAGAGAAAACCGTTGTCTTGGTTAAATGAATAAACTTCCTGCAACATATTACCACGTAAAAAATTCAAAAAAGAAAATTCAAGTCCACCAAGGCGGGACACGATCCGGGAAGACGTACTCTATCCTAACGGCACTCATTGAGCTTTGTCAAAAAAATAATGGTTTAATTTTTACTATTTGTAGGAAAACCTTCCCTGCGCTTCGCGCAACAGCTATGAGGGATTTCTTTGAAATATTGAATACCGAAGATATTTATAACCCTGATTTTCATAATAAAAGCGAAGCGACTTATCTTTTATATGGAAATATGGTTGAGTTTATTAGCATCGACCAACCGCAGAAGGTCAGAGGACGAAAGCGAGACGTTCTATTCATCAACGAAGCCAACGAGATAAACCTTGAAGATTGGCGACAACTCCTCCTCCGAACAACCGGGAGGGTATTAATCGATTACAACCCCTCAGACGAATTCCATTGGATATATGAAGAAGTCATCCCACGAGAAGACGCAGAGTTCTTCCGAACCACGTACAAAGACAACCCGTTCCTCCCTGAAAGTGTGGTCTTGGAAATTGAGCGGTTTAAAACAGCAGACGAGAACTTTTGGAAAGTATACGGTCTCGGAGAACGAGGAACATCAACAGCAACCATCTTCACCCACTGGAAAGAAATAAACCAAATCCCCAATGAATACAAGCTCCTCACAACCGGCGTTGACTTCGGATATACAAACGACCCAACAGCCATCGTCCGAGTCTATACAGACGGGCACGGCTTCGCAGTCGATGAACTCTGCTACGCGACAAGACTTACTAATTCAGATATTGCAAAAGTCCTCCGAGATAATCAAGTCAATCGATCGGATGTTGTTATATGTGACTCCGCAGAACCCAAGAGCATCGACGAGATACATGCTCACGGATTCAATACTCACGGAGCAAGAAAGGGAAAGGATTCGGTTAAAAATGGAATCCAGTTCCTCCATTCGCGACCGCTTCTTGTCACGGCTCGGAGTGTGAACCTCATCCGGGAGCTTCGCAATTACAAATGGAAGGAAGACAAGAACGGGAAGCAACTGAATGAACCAGTCGATTCATTCAATCACGCCATTGACGCGATGAGGTACGCGATCACATTCAACCAAACGAACCCGAACTTCGGTTCTTATGCTATCGGATAGAAAAGAAAAAAGAAAAAAAATGTGTTTTAGGGTTGGATAACGAAAAGAATTGCGTATATTTGACACATCAAACGAAACAAACAGAACAAATGAACCTCCCAACACAACTCCAAAACTTCGAAGAGCAGATTTCAAACCTTATGGTTTTTATCCAAGCTCAAGGACTAACCTTCGAAACCGAGGCAGAACTTCAGGACATTATGAAGCAATGGATTAACGACGGTATGAAATTGACCGAAAAGATTCAAACCCCGCAAGGAATGAAGTTTATGTACCGAATGACTACCGAAAGAATCTAAACCACCAGATCAACAGAAGCCCCTCACGGGGCTTTTTTTTTGCCCTAACTTTCGGGCTACCCGCACGATTCACGCAAACACGCATTTTTCACGCATTCCATTTTGGATAAGGAAACCAAACAAATCAAGTTATTAGAATGATGGAACTCAAACTCCCGCACCGATGGTCGGATCTCTCACTCGGAGAACTCCAGGTCATGATGACCGCAGACAACCCCCTCGAGAAGATATCTATCTGTTCGGGGTACTCGGTGGAGAAACTGCGTGCGATGCCTCAGAAGCTCATAGAAGCCGCCTCAGCGCATCTTGACAATCTTCTAACCCAAGAGACTGCACGTCATGAGAAAGTCGTTGAGATGGACGGAAAACGCTTCGGCTTTATTCCGAACTGGGATGAGTTTACAGCGGGTGAGTGGATCGACATGGAAAACCACCTCGAGGATTTTTGGGCAAACGCTCACAAAATTACCGCTCTACTCTATCGGCAAGTTACCTACGAACTCGGAGACAAATACGAGATAAAGAAGTACACCGCCAAAGAAGACGCAAGCGTATTTGAAGAGATGCCCGCGGACTTGGTCTCGGGTATGCTGCTTTTTTTTTGGACTTCCAGAAATCAACTGCTTCACGATATGCAGTTATCTTTGCTGGAGGTGGCGGACAAAGCGATCCAATCGGCGAAAAATGGGGATGGTATCACCTCCTCTATTCCCTCGCCGGGGAAGACATCCTCAAGATGGACGCGATTACGGAACTCCCTGTTCAAGTCGTATTCCAACACCTCAGCTATCTAAAAGACAGAAGCGCAAATGATCACGTTCAATAACATCGTCGAAAGGTTCGAAGACTTCGCGACGAGTCACTTCTTTATCAAATCATTCTCTTTCGGTTCTCCGGATGATGTAGACCTCGCAAAGTTTACCGAGTTCCCACTCATGCATATGGTTTACACCGGGGCAACATATGACACCGGGACGAAGACTTATAACATCGAGGTATATATCTTGGATGTACCCGCGGACAAGAGCGACAAGGTAGAACGACAAAAGGAAGTCGTATCGGATGCGGAGCAATGCGCAGAGGATATTATCGCAGATATCCGGATGGGTGGGAATATCTTCACCTTTGCTCAAGACTATGAAGTCGTAAACGCGACAACAACCCCACTTGAAGAAGAGACGAAGAACGTCCTCTCGGGTGTTCTCTTGGATTTGTCAGTTGCGATCCCTTACGAATGGGATGCTTGTAACGCTCCGATTGACGGAGTATCTCCCGAAGGTGGAGACGAGCCGTCATACGCTCGACGCGGCTTCTTGCGTATGCTGACGCTCGACGGCTCAACCGATGTCCTCAGCGTTCGCACGATCAAAGTAAACAACGGCACCCTTACCGATGATGGAGACGGGGTAGTAACCTTGAACACGGGAGGAGTTGAAACCCTCGACGACTTGACCGATGTTGACATCATAAGCCCGGAGCAAGGGGATGTTCTATCTTACAACTCAGGCGTTCAGAAGTGGATGATCAACGGGGGACTTCAAGAGCTTCTCGCACGGTTTAAAGCAAGCGGAACGGGTGCGCAGGTATACGATACCCTAAACGATACAACGAAGGGCTATATCGACATCCTAGCCAACAGCGCAAAGATGAAAGTCAACCTTTCGGGATTGACGGTGACCGAAGCCTCTCCAGGTGTTTTATCGTTTGCAGTTGCAGCGGGTACCGAAGGGAACGAAGTCGAGTTCGAGGCGATGACCATCGAAGGGAGCGACGCTGCTTCTACGGTTGCAGATATTAACTTCAAACAAGGGGCGTTAACGTATTGGGAGAATTCAACGGGTAAGATTTGGCTTCGCGCTCCGAACGCGGGCAATGTTACGGTACTTCTTCCAAGCTCAAGCGGAACGATTGCACTCACAACCGATATACCAAACGTACCTGTCGACTCGGTAAATGGTCAAACGGGCGTTGTGGTTTTAGATACGGGAGACATTGACGAGAATGGGAATCTCTATTATACAGAGGCACGCGTTGCAGCGAATGCCGCTGTTGCAGCCAATACAGCGAAGGTGGGGATCACAACCCAACAAGCCGCAGACATAACCGCAAACAATGCGAAGAATTCTTACCCTTCAGCGGATGCGTCCAAGCTCGCAGGAATTGAATCCGGAGCAGAAGTAAACACCGTTGACGATGTAACAGGTGGCACGGGCTTAACGGCAAGCCCAACAACGGGGAGTGTTGTGTTGAACCTCGACGATACAGCAGTAACGGCAGGTGGTTACACAAACGCAGATATAACGGTAGATGCACAGGGAAGGATTACAGCGGCAGCAAACGGAACAAGTGGAGGTGTTACTTCTGTGAATAGTTTAACGGGCGGCTTGACGATTGCGGCAGGGGCGAACGTGACCATATCTGACAACGGTAGCGACACAATTACAATCGCGAGCAGCGGAGGTGGAGGCGGTGGATTGACGGCGGTAACTGGTACAGCACCAATTACCAGCAGCGGAGGGAATACACCTGACATTGCAATTACGGCAGCGACAACAAGCGCAGCGGGTTCAATGAGTAGTGCCGACAAAACAAAGCTCGACAACATCACCGCATCTTATGAGGAGGACGAGTTAAAGACAGGCATGAACACAACGATGAACACGAATGTTAGTGTTGCATCAAACAGGATTGTCGATATTATGGGGAACGCTTTAGCTGACACTAGCAACGCCAACAGCAAAAAATTCTTAGGATTTCACACGGGCAGCGGTTCATGTGTTTTGCAGGGGATGGTTGATGTGGGAAACAGTATAAGTGGAGCATCGGCAGGGAGTGCCTTGTGGATTGGCGCGAGTGGGGCGTTTAGCGCGACAGCACCAACGACGACGAATTATTATTCAAGGGTTGTCGGTCATTACATCGGTACAGGGCAAGGAGGTGAAGAGTTAGTTTACTTCAACCCATCGCAAGATTGGGTACAAATAGATTGATAATATGGGAGAAATATCAGGAGTCCCAACATCGGACATTAACAACGTTGACGGTTTTTACACTACGCAAGGAGGCACAGGGGCTCAGGAAAACCCAATTGTAACAGGGGCGCAATTATACGGCACTACTTCATTTTGGATGCGTGCTGACGTACCTATAACGTTTGCTCGCAGTGAAGCCTTCACGACCGTGACCTTCAGCAAGATTGAATGCAGCAGAGCCTACACGCAAGTCATGGCTTTAACGTCCAGCGGCCAATTGTGGTACAATTGCTCAGCCAACTCTTGGTTAGGTTCGGGTTTTACGGCAGACAAAACATGGCGCAGATACGGCACAGATACAGACTGGACTGATTTGACAGGCGGTTACCAATCTTGGGGTGCGATAAAGGGTGGCGATTATTATTTCATGGGCTATGGTGGGTATCGTCAACGGGGCGATGGTTCAACTAACAGTTCGACGGGTTGGAGCATGGTGAACAACAACCAAACCTGGACAAAGGTCTACATGGGAGTTCGCACCACGTGGCTTATAAATTCAAGCGGTGAAGCGTACAGCACTGGATATGGCTACGACTACCAGACAGGTCAAGGAACGACAAGCACAATATCAACATTTGCGCGAGAAAAAAATAACTTGACTAATATAGTAGATGTGTCGAGTGGTTACCAATGTACATGGCTTCGGGATAGTTCAGGAAATACCTACTTCACAGGCAACAACGCACAACAGCTTGCAGGCCCACTAATTACAACAGGAAGTGACCGAAACGGTCCGATGCCAGCAAGCACTGCTGCGGCTCACTACAACTGCGCAAAACTCGGCTCGTTTTCATACTACGGAGGCTGCCACATCGACAGCGATGGCTACCTCAGATTTTCGGGCGAAGCGAGCAGTTATATGCGTCCTGACAATTCTACAGCAGACAAGAAAGGCAGTTCTGGCGGCTACAAACTTACATCCATGGGTAGTGGTTGGACAGACTATCGTGGTGACGATAAAAAAGGGGAACGACAGGAACACAATGCAGTCGCTATAAAAAGCGGGGCTATGTGGAATGGTGGCGAAGATTCGGCAGAGTTTAAAGGTAACGTAGACCCAGACGGCAGTGCCAGTGATTCCCGCCATTGGATAGAAATTATTTCATCAGGAACAAACTGCGTTGCTCAAAGGGCAGGCGTATTAGCAAAAGGATAATGCAAAAATCAAACATTTACAGAGTAGAAGTATCTGCGGATACTGATTTTTTAGAAGGCTGGAAAGACGCAAGAACACCTCATCTGGATTATATGTATGACCAAGAATCGCTTGCCGAATGCGAAGAAGTTGATGGCGTTTATTTTGCCACCTACAAGACATGGGTTGTACAAGAAGAAAGAACTGTGCAGCTATCTGCACCAAGCGGAATGGAAACAATCACGATTGCAATCGGTGAGTACGGAAAATTAGAATGAAAATGGAAACCACAGCGATAGGCATGGTAGTGGAGTTCATCGTCCTTTCAGGCGGTGAAGTAAGCGCATGGTTGGTTCCCTGAAAATCCCGAATTATGAAAATATTGAAAATCCTCTTTCTCGTAGTCCTCGCAATCGTAGCCATTCCCGTTGGGATCGTGTACTCGTTTGGAGAGTCGCTCTTCTTTATTGCCTCAGATGTCCTCAAAAGCATTTGGAGGGCGATATACGACTTGTTTCGAGACGTGTCGATAATTGTATCGGTCACAGCGTCAAAGTTCCTCAATCGGCTTCTAATGGATTCGGGTGTTCCTTTCGGGAATCATTCCGTTTCTGCTGTCCTGGGAGCCAACCAACGAGAACGAACGCTCACGGGTCTCGGTTTATGGCTGACCTTGTTACTCGATAGCATCGAGGAGAACCATTGCCGCAAGGCATCCGAACGCGCGGGGATATGAGTAAAGTCAACGAGACGCTTATCGCGTTTGCCGATGATATCCTCAAGAGTGCGAAGAGGCATCTTGGAGGACGTAGGATCGGAAAGAATAAGAACTACGGAGTCGCTACGGGTACGCTCAAGCGGTCATTGAATTACCGCGTCCGGGTACGTGGAAACGAGATTCGAGAAATCACGTTCGGAGCGAAAGGCAAGGCGAAGAAGTACGCTCCCTTTATTCACTTTGGAGTGAACGGCACGCGCAAGAATCAAGGGTCACCCTTTACGTTTCGCAAACAACCTCCCTCTTCGGTCTTTGTGAAGTGGATCAAATCCAAAGGAATCAAGCTGAGAGATGAGAAGGGTCGTTTCAAGAAGAACACGAAGAGCAATATCAACTCCGCTGCGTTCCTCATGGCTCGCGCAGTCAAACGAAAGGGAATAGTTGGTCTTCGGTTTTATGAGAAAGCATATACAGCGGTAAACAAACGATATACGAAGAAACTCGGAGCAGCATTCGCGGAAGATATCGCGGGTAAATTCAAAGCAAACCTCGGAAACATAACAATCAAGAACTAATGGCGCAAATCGAAGCAGCACCCGCAGACAGTTGGATACCCGCAGGAAGAAAGCTACTTTTTACACTTAGCCCGAACGAAACCGTCACGGATGATTATCGTTATATCGTGCAGGTTGAAGAGAACGGAACCATCATCTCGAAAATTTATTTGACTCCGAATCCAGCGGACAACGCTTTTTTTGATTTGTCCGAAGTGATAGCCGGACGGGTTGAGGTGGATTCTTTCCAGTACAACTCGACCTCGGCAATTCACAATTTCTATACAAAGATGTTCACTCGGTCGAATGACAATATGAAGCGATATCGCGTTCTCATAGGACACTTCGACGGCACTTCCGAAGAGTTGGCAGAAGACTCTTCTTCATACTATTACCACTTTGACGGATACGAGCAACTTGCGCAAGGTCTAGACCCTTCGTTCTCGGATTATTACGGCACCGCTTCAACAAAGAAAGTCTGGTTAACGGATCGTGAACCCTCGAATAATGTCATCGAGGTAAGTGCAGGTATTGAAGACAACGGGGTTGCAGCGTTCATCAACAGCGACGATACCGGGTCACTCATTACGAGGATGACCATAAACACATACGACACAGCCGGAAGCCTTGACGATACCCTGACATATATCGTGAACTCAACGAATGGAGGTCTCGTTCCGACCACCTCTTGGAACGATTCAAATAACGATGCATCCCTTCTTTATGCGTATGTGTATCCCGCTTCTTTGAGTGCAATCACAACGGCTTTAAATGCGGTCACGGGCGGGTGGGGTCATTACGATGTTATCCCTTCAACGGATGCCGCGCCAACGGGAAACACCCTTCGCATTCGAAACAATTGCAGGAACACTAAGAACGAGCCTGTCCAATTGGGTTGGGCGAACACTCGGGGCGGGTGGGATTATATCCGCTTCAATGGCAAGAAGCAAAAAACCGTAACCCGGGAAGAGAAGACATACCGAAAGATTGTCGGAGATTATAGCGGTGCGCAATTCGAACTCGCTACAAGCGCACGACAAATTAAGCCGTATCAACTCGAAGCGAAAGAGACCTATCAACTCAACAGCGTTCTCACGATTGAGGAGGTAACCTTGATGCAATATTGCATGAGGTCAAAGAATGTCATGGCACGAATTGACGGCACTTGGGTTCCGGTTACGATCCAAACGAACTCGATGCAAATCGAAGAGGAGACGGTATCGAAGGTGTTCATCACTTCGTTCAATGTAGAGCTCGCACGAATCATCCGATGCTAAGACTCACCCTTGCAGGAAACGAAATTGAACTCTACGAGAACGAGCCAGTGAACTTGAGTTATCAGTTCTCCGATATTCAAGATATAAACGCTTCATCCTCGAGCTTCTCGCAGACCTTCCGCGTACCACTCACCAAGAAGAATCAGGATTACTTCGGGGCGGTGAATGAGTTCGGTCTCATTACGACATGGGATCCCAAGGTAAAAGTCGATGCGGAACTCACCTACAACACGATTCCGGTCATGCGGGGATTTGCCCAGGTGAAAGCGGTGTACGTTCAGAAGGGCAAATATGCAGACGTTGAGATTGCGGTATTCGGTGAAACGGCTAATCTCTCGCGCGATATCGGAGATGGGATGCTTACCGACCTCGATTTGTCTTCATACAATCATACGCTCAACGCAACGAAGATTGAGGAGAGTTGGTCGGATGACTTGTTTAGCGGGGTTATTAAATACGGCATTCCCGACAAGGGGCAGAACTGGACTTCTTCGAATATATGGACGGCAACAAACCCGCTCGAGCACGGGGACTTTACCCCATACTTTCAAGCCTCGAAACTCTTCGAAGAGATAATGACCGATGCGGGTTATACCTATGACTCTACTTTCTTAGCAAGGATAAGCGATTTATATCTTACCCTTTACAACGGAAACCTCGCTATCACTGGAAGTGAAAACCCCAACGGTTATACTTTGCTGGTTGGTTTTCAAAGCGATACAACACTCACCCCGGCAAGCTCCAACACGTATTATCCAATTACCCTCAGCGATACAACCCCCTTTTTTGATACGGGCAGTCGTTGGGTAACGGACACATATACGGCACCATTTCGGGCGCGTTATCGTTTGCGATTAAATGTGCTCGGTGAAATGAGCGACACAAACCACGAGATAACAATAGCTGTCACCGTCAACGGTACTCCCGTATGGATACCGATTGAAGATGAAGAAGGAGGGGTTTTTAATGGCAATTTTTACTCGTTTCTTTTAAGCTCTGAAGGCGTTCTTTTAAATACCGGGGATACGTTGCGTCTCGAGTACAAAATGAATACGGGGGGAAATCATAACGTTACCTTCACGGGTGCGGGATTTGGTCAAGAGAAAACGAGTCTCGAAATCGTTTCGGTTACGAACCCAATCTCGGGACAGACCGTAGACATTGCCGCCAATATGCCGGAGATGAAGCAAATCGATTTTGTGTCGGGGCTTCAAAAGATGTTCAATCTTGTATTCATTCCGGATCGCAACAACGCGAAACATCTATCGATTGAGCCGTTCAATGATTACATGGCGAGCGGAGCTTCGAAGGATTGGACGAATAAGATTGACCTCTCGAAAGACATCACCATCGCACCAACAACCGACCTCCAAGCCCGGAAGTACGATTGGACGCATACCAACGGCAAAGACCTTGTTAACGACTTGGTGTTCAAAAATGCTTCGCGGGTATATGGAAGGTATCGAGTTGATGACCCCGATAACGACTTCGCTTCCGGGAACAAAGAAATCAAGTCACCGTTTGCACCTCATGTCGCTTCGTACATTCCCGGGACTCAGTACGCGGTGCATAGGATGTTGGTTGATACGGAGCAGGACGACAAGACCATCAAAGACCCGCTCCCGCGTTTGGCGTTTTGGAATAGCCAAATCAATGGCACGATATATTATCAGAACGACTCAAACAACGTGACCATAACAGACACCCAATATCCCGCCTTTTCGCAGTTCTCCGCGTTGAGTGCAACGATAACAAGCGAAGACATGGGATTCGGTGCGGAGCGTCCCTTTCATATCGTGCAAGCCAACCCCTTAAATACGCTTTATTACAAGTATTGGAGACCGTTTGTCAATGAGTTGTATTCTTCGGATGCTCGGAAGCTCACCGCCTTCTTCAGGGTCACTCGCTCCGAATTAGCGACGTTCGAGTTCTCCGATAAGATTTATATAAAAGACACGTATTGGAGGATTCTCTCGGTCTCGTATGATGCGACAAGTGAAGACTTGGTCAAAGTGGAATTGCTCAAAGTCCTGGGAGATATTCGGGATTGTTTTTGGCTCCCGATATCTATCGACAAATCGAACGGACAGATTCGCTTTGAAAACGCCGCAGGCACAAAGGTATATCAACTAAGCCCGAACGTCAGTTCGTGTTGCACGAAGTACGGATATATCTACGACGAAACGAATCAACGCTGTTACCAACCCTTCGAACAATGAGGAATCTTGACAATCATCGTTATATAGGAGAGGCTATCCAATTGCTCCAGAACAAAGGCGAGAAAGTAAAAGTCCCGTTTTGGTTTAAGGCGTTGGACTGGTTCCTCACTTTCGCTTACATCTTCGGACTTGCTTATCTTCTTTATATCTCAATTAAATGGCTGATTCTCAAGATATACTTTTAACGTTCCAAACGGACACGGGGGAGGTTACGAAATCACTCAGCGACATTCAAAAGGGGCTGGAGGGAATCGATAGCCAACTCGATAAAACATCACAGAACACTTCCAAAATTGGGAGCGGTCTCAAGGCAGCGGGTAAACTTGGGGCAACAGGATTCAAAGCCTTGGGGACGGCTATTGCTGCAACGGGTCTTGGGGCACTTATTGCAATTATTGCAGGGCTCACCGCAAAGATGGCAGAGAACAAGAAGATTGCGGAAGCGTTCGAAGTTGTTGTTTCTGCTGTGGGTGCTGCCTTCAATATCCTTGTCCAGAAGATTGAACCTCTCGCGGGTGTTATCATTGACGCTTTTTCAAACCCGGTCGAGAGTATCAAGGCGATCGGGAAAGCAATCAAAGACAATTTGCAAACAAGGCTCGAAGGGCTTTTGGAGTTTCTTCCTGCAATTGGAGAAGCGGTCAGTTTGGTTTTTCAAGGTAAATTCTCGGAAGCGGGTAAGGTTGCCGCAGACGCAGCCGGAAAAGTGGTTCTGGGCGTTGAGGATATAACGGACAAAGTAAGTGAAGCGGCTGAGGCGGTGACCGAGTTCGCGAGCGAATACGTTGATGAGGTAACCAAAGCAACCAAAGCAGCGACAGGACTCACGCAAGAACAACAGAAACTCAGAGACAGACAAAGGGAGTTAAACGTAGCCACGGCAGAAGGTGCGGCAGAAGTTGAAGAACTCAAGAGGCAAAGCGACGATCAACGATTATCAGTTGAGGAGCGTATCGAAGCAGCAACAAAAGCCGCTGAATTGAACAAAAAGTTTGCAGATGAAAACGTCGCTATTGCAAATGAAACTGCCGCACTACTAAGGCGAGAGCTTGAACTGCAGGGAGAGAGCGAGGAACGACTTCAAGCGGTTGCGGACGCAGAAATTGCCGCTGCCGCAGCATCTCAAGCAAGCGCCACTATTCAAACAGAACTGCAGAACAAACTCTTTGCCCTCAATACAGAGGCTATTGCTTTAGAAGACGAGAAAATAGCAAAAGAAAAAGAGTCTGCTGAAGAGCGAAAGCGACTACTTGAGGAAGAACAAAAACTCAAAGAAGACAATTTAGCCAAAGAAATCGCAGATAATAAAGCGGCTTTTGAATCGAGGATTGACTTTGCGACTCGAGCGCTTGGGGCGTTATCTGCCTTGAATGATGCTTTTACGGGTGACTCCGAGAGAGAACAAAAGAAAGCGTTCCAGCGAAATAAAGCGATAGGAATATCGACTGCAATCATAAACACAGCGGGCGCAATTGTCGGAGCAATCAATCCGGCTGTCGGTGGTCTTGGTATTCCCGCAGGTTTACCGGGTGCAGCTATTGCAGCCGCGACCGGAGTTGCTCAAATCGCTACAATAGCAAAGAGCAGATTCAACAGCTCAGGCGGAGATACTCCGGATGCACCATCAGGCGGAGGAGCATTGACAGCACCAACACCTCAAAGCCCACAACTCGACCTCGGGTTCTTGGGAGCGGGAGCAGGACAAACGGGTATCCGGAGTTACGTCATAGCCTCGGAAGTATCCAATAGCCAACAAGCTAACCAACGCATTAACGATCAAGCATCATTAGTAGGATGAATATAATTGAACTCATAATTGACGAAGAAGCGGAACTCTACGGAATCGACGCAATCTCCCTCGTAGAACAACCCGCCATTGAATCGGACTTCGTAGCTCTCAAGAACGAACAAATTCAATTCAAGACCCAGGACAATGAGAAGCGTCTTGTCATGGGTGCGGCACTCATTCCCGACAAACCCATCTATCGAAAGAACGGGGAGGAAGAGTACTACGTCTATTTTTCAAAGAAGACCGTCCGACGAGCGATGGAACTATACTTCAAAAACGGCAATCAAGCGAACGCGACCCTCGAACACGAGCATACGTTGAACGGGTTGCACGTTGTTGAGAGTTGGATCGTCGAAGGAGAGCAAGATAAAAGCCGGATATATGGACTCGATGTCCCGGTCGGTACGTGGATGGTCTCAATGAAGGTCGATAACGACGCGATATGGGAGAAGTACGTAAAGGAAGGCAGCGTCAAAGGCTTTTCAATTGAGGGCTTCTTCACAAACAAGTACGAACTCGCCAAGGCAACCGTCAAAAAGGACAAACGATACAAAGAGGGACAGCGCGTTGATATGGAGTCATACAACGATTACCCCGACGGAGTGAAGAATAACGCTAAGAAGGCGGTTGAATGGGCTGAAAAGAACGGCTGGGGATCGTGTGGAACGGACGTAGGAAAGCAACGAGCAAGCCAACTTGCCAAGGGGGAGAATATCAGCGTCGAAACCATCAAGCGGATGCGGTCTTATCTGAGCCGTCATGAAGCCGACTTGGAATCCTCAACCTCATTCTCTGACGGATGCGGGTATCTTATGTATATGGCTTGGGGCGGAAAGGCTGCTCTTCGTTGGTCGGAATCCAAACTCAAGGAATTGGAACTTTTGTCAGCTATCGAAATCGAACTCGGACTTGAATTTGTAAAAAACCACCTAACGAGTAAGGATTAACCCTCTCAAATCGTTATATATAAAAACCCCAGAAGATGACTCTGAAAGAACGCATCTCCGATATCTTCGAAAAGTACAGCGTCGAACTCGCTGTCGAAGAGAAGGAGGAAACAAATGAGGTCGCTTTGATGGCTACGGCTGTCCTTGAAAGCGGTCAAGAAATTATGACTGACGCGGACGCATTCGCTGTCGGTGTTTCTGCTTTTGTCGTGAATGACGAAGGCGAACGAATCCCTCTCCCAGATGGAGACTACAAACTCCAAGACGGCTCGATGCTCGTAGTAGCAGAAGGCGCAGTCGCTGAGATGAAAGAGGCAGAAGCCGAAGTCGAAGCCGAAGAGGAGAAGGAGGAAGAAATGAAAGCGGAAGAAGTCGAAGCATCTTCTGACGTGTTGACTCGTGAAGCTGTTGAGGGCATGATTGCCGAAGCTATCGAAGCAACGAAGAAAGAATTCTCTTCACAAATTGAAGAGCGAGACGCGAAGATCACGGAGTTGAGCAAGCAAGCCACCCCAAGCATCCCACGCGCACCAAAGATGGAAGCTCCCGTTTCCGTCGATTTGAAAAGTTTATCAATCACGGAGCGCGTTGCCGCGATCCACAATCAATTCTCTAAATAATGGCTAACGCTACAGTAAATGTCGGCACGTATGCTGGCGAAGCGGCACGACCTTACGTTGCTGCTGCGGTTTTGTCTGCGGACACGATCGCGAATAATTACGTTTCAACAATTGAAAACGTACACAGTAAAGCGGTTCTCCGTAAATTCTCAGGTGTAAGCCTTGCGGCAGCCTCTTGCACGTTCACTCCGGGCGCGGCTAACGCATTGACTTTGGGTGAAGCTGTCTTGGAAGCAACCGCGCTCCAAGTGAATGAACAAGTCTGCAACAAAGACCTTCGCGCGACTTGGGAAGGAATGCAAATGCGAGGACAGTCTTCATCTGCTCCCGCTGACTTCACGACATATGTTGCGCAATACGTCGCGGCAAAGGTTGCCGAAGGAGTCGAGCACAATATCTGGGCGGGTAATTGGAAGAAAGACCTCGGAGAAGCTGCACCATATGCAAGCTTCACAGGCATCATTCAAAACATCGTAACGGGAGCACCCGACCGAGAGACTACTTCGACCCTTCCTTTGGCAGTTGCAGACGCGTCCGGTACTTCTGTTGGTATCTTGACCGCACTCGACAAGATTACAGCTGGAGCAGAAGGCGCACCCTCTACAATCATTGGAGATCCCAACACTAAGATTTTCATGAGCCGGGCTTCTGCTAATTTGTACTATCGTGCATTGGCTGGAACCAATCAAATTCAATTCTTGAACGATGGTCTTGTTTCTCGTTACGCTGGTTATGACATCATTACTCCGGGCGGCTTCCCTGACGATTGCTTGCTCATCTCCAAGATTGACAACTTGTACTTCGGAACTGACCTTTTGACTGACCACATCCAAGCTTCTGTTTTGGATTTAACAGGTGTAACGGGTGACGATGTTACTCGAGTCATCATGAAGTTCTCAGGCGGTACGCAAGTGGTTGACCTCAACGGGTTGGCTGTATGGCGTCAGGAGATTGCAGCATAATTCATTCGGGGAGGGGCTTTAAATCCCTCCCCTTAATTCCCTAAAATATGGCTTGTTCAATTACAATCAACGGCAGGGCGTTTCCCTGCAAAGATAAAATCGGGGGAATCAAGCGCGTTTGGATTAAGCAATTCGCGTCGGATGACTGGGTTCAAACAGATGGCGAGGTTGCCGCGAACGGCGCAGGAATTGAGCTTTACGGCTTTGAGATTACGAAGAATAACGGATCCCTTCAACAGACGGTGAATGCCTCGGTTGAGAATGGCACGGTTTTTTATTCTCAAGTTCTCGAGATGTCTTTGCCCAACTTAACGGAAGGGGACAATCAAGAGATTAAAGAATTGCTCAGTTCTCGTCTAACGGTTTTGGTTCAAGATGTGAACGACAATTATCTCGCTATGGGGGTCACAACAGGAGTTGAGGCAACAGGCGGAACAATTGGAACGGGTACGGCAAAGGGTGACTTCAACGGCTATCAAATCCAATTGACAGCGGAAGAGTCTACACCTGCACCATTCGCAGACCCAACGGATACCAACTTGACCTTGACAGCTGGTTCTTGATTTCATTTTCTTTGGTTAGAATATAAAGGAAGGGGGAGGGCAATAGCCTTCCCTTTTTTGATTCAACATGATACACCTCAACCCAAATAGCGCAGACGAGCAGTTCATTTATTTGACGCTCGCAGAGATGAAGAAAGACTTCCCCGCGTTTACCAATTATCTCATAATTTTGGAGAACATGGCGAGTACTAATAAACAGGCTTTCGTGGGAGATGTCGAAGTCGACAACGCTCGA